AACTGCAAGGTAGATTAAATCAATCTGTTTCACAGGTAGGATTTTTAGAAACTCAAAAGCACTCTTTATTGCACTCAATTGCAGAAATCAATTCTGATGTTGAAAAACAAAAGTCTGAACTAGAAGCTAAGTATGGAAGTATTAGCATTAATTTAGAAGACGGTAGTTTTGAAGAAGTTAAACAAGAAGAAGCTTCAGCAGAGTAATTATGTCATCTATTATAAGAAAAATTAGTATAGGTTCTGATTATAAAAACGATGCGATGCATTATGCATTGGGTCAATCAGTATATGGTGGTCACGAAATATCACACATACTTTATGATGAGTCTAAAAATTCTTATAGTATACATATAAAAAAAGACAATGAGATATTGCCATGGAAGAAATTTAATTCTAACATGGCTATATCCGTTGAATATGATTTAAAATACTAATGAGAAGTGTTTTTGACTTTATAGTTAAACCTATAGAAGGAAGATATAAAAATGATATAGATGTTAATGGTAAAAAACTTATACTTAATTCTAATATAGAAAATTTTAAGTTTATAAGTAGAACAGCAGAAGTAATAACTGTGCCATTATCACTAAAGACATCAATACAACCTGGTGACATTGTTATAATTCACCACAACGTATTTAGAAGATATTACAATCAAAAAGGAGAAGCTGTAGACAGTAGTAAACTTTTTAAGGAAAATCTTTATTTTTGCCAACCAGATCAAATTTATTTATACAAAAGAAATGGTAAATGGAAACCTGTAGGTAACAGATGTTTCTTAATGCCAATAGAGAATAACGATAGTTTCTCAATGGATAAAGAGCGTAAGGATGTTGGTATACTAAAAATTGGTAATAGCTCGTTAGAAGCGCTAGAAATAGCCGAAGGAGACTTACTTGGATTCAAAAGCAATAGAGAGTTTGAGTTCATAGTTGATGATCAACGACTTTACTGTATGGAATCTAATGATATTTTATTAAAGTATGAATATAAAGGAGACGAAAAAGAATATAATCCTGGCTGGGCAAAAAGCAGTTGAGGAATTAATTCAAGTAGCTAAAGAAAAAATAGTTGACTCAGACGATGATATATCTGCTGATAGATTAAAAAATGCTGCAGCTACAAAGAAGCTAGCTATTTTCGATGCTTTTGAAATACTTAGTAGAATAGAAGAGGAAGAAAAGCTTTTGGAAGAAAAACCAAAAGATGCTAAACAAGAAAAATCTTTTAAAGGTTTTGCTGAAGGTAGATCTAAGTAATGTATAAGCAAACGCTAGTACGTACTGTAAAAGATCATATAAAGCCAGCAGTACTCAAAAGAAATAATAGATACAAAAAGTGGGAAAAAGGCTATAACCCTGAGTATGATGTAGTTATAATAAGTAGCGATGGAACTATAGGTGAAATCATAGAAATTCAAAACTTAAAAATAGCATTACCGTTAAAACCTAAGAACGTTCATAAGTGTTCTCAGGATAAAAAAGATCAAGTTTGGACGAAGTTGGAATATCCAAAAGAACTATCTAAGATAAAGAGTGTTTTTGATTGGGAAAAATATCCAACTGATTTTAAAGAAGAGTGGTACGAATACATAGACAAAGAGTTTGAAAAAAGAGAAAAAGGTTTTTGGTTTTATAACAATGGCAGTCCGACTTACATTACTGGTACTCATTACATGTACTTGCAATGGTCCAAGATTGATGTTGGGGCAGCAGATTATAGAGAGTCAAACAGACTATTCTTTATATTCTGGGAAGCTTGTAAAGCAGACAAGAGGTGTTATGGAATGTCGTATCTCAAGAATAGACGTTCAGGATTTTCATTCATGGCGTCTGGGGAGACAGTTAATATGGCCACAATATCAACGGATTCACGGTTTGGGATATTGTCCAAATCTGGCGCCGACGCAAAGAAAATGTTCACAGATAAAGTTGTACCCATTTCTAGCAATTACCCCTTTTTCTTCAAACCAATACAAGACGGAATGGACCGGCCGAAAACAGAGCTCGCCTACAGAGTACCCGCGTCAAGGCTCACCAGACGTAAACTTAACGAAGGTGAAACCGAGGAAGAACTAGAAGGATTAGATACAACTATTGACTGGAAGAATACGGGAGACAACTCCTATGATGGTGAAAAATTAAAACTATTAGTACACGATGAAAGTGGAAAATGGGAACGACCAGATAATATATTAAATAACTGGCGAGTTACAAAGACTTGTTTAAGACTAGGTAGTAAGATCGTTGGTAAATGTATGATGGGTTCAACCTCTAATGCTTTAGAAAAAGGTGGTGGGAACTTTAAAAAACTTTATTATGCCTCAGATGTCACAAACAGAAACCGCAATGGGCAGACTAGCTCAGGACTATATTCTTTGTTCATACCTATGGAATGGAACTACGAAGGATTCATTGATGCTTTTGGATTACCTGTATTCGATAACCCAAAAAAAGAAACTAGAGACCCTGGCGGCGATTTAATAACTCACGGAGTTATAGAGCATTGGGAAAATGAAGTAGAAGGTTTAAAAAACGATCAAGACGGTTTAAATGAATATTATCGTCAGTTTCCAAGAACAGAGAAACACGCTTTTAGAGACGAAGCTAAATTATCTTTATTTAATTTAACTAAGATATACGAGCAAATAGATCACAACGAAGAGTTTGCTAATAACAAGACAGTTACTAGAGGAAGCTTTCAATGGGAGAACGGTATAAAAGACACAAGAGTTATATTTACACCAAATAAAGACGGTAGATTCCTTATTAGTTGGATTCCACCTATAAATCTTCAAAACCGTGTGATAGTAAAGAATGGGGTTAAGTTTGCCGGCAATGAACACATCGGTGCTTTTGGCTGTGATAGTTATGATATTTCAGGAACTGTAGACAACAGAGGTTCTAAAGGTGCTTTGCACGGTTTAACTAAATTCAGTATGGAAGACGCTCCAATTAATATGTTTTTTCTAGAGTACATAGCTAGACCTCAGACAGCTGAGATGTTTTTTGAAGACGTACTAATGGCTTGCATATTTTATGGCATGCCAATACTAGCAGAGAATAATAAACCTAGATTGTTATACTATTTTAAAAGAAGAGGTTATAGAGGCTTCTCTATAAACAGACCAGATAAGGTATTTGCTAAATTATCAACAACAGAAAAAGAAATAGGTGGTATACCAAACTCTAGTGAAGATATTAAACAAGCTCATGCAGCTGCAATTGAATCATATATAAACGATTACATAGGCGCTACTGAAAGAGGTTATGGAAATATGTTTTTCCAAAAAACCTTAGAAGAGTGGGCAAAATTTGACATAAACAATAGAACAAAGTTTGATGCAACTATAAGTTCTGGTTTAGCTATAATGGCTTGTAACAAAAACAAATACACGCCAGTGTTTAAGCAAAACAAGAAACCTGTTGCTGTATCTTTTGGTAGATACGATAATAAAGGCTTTACTTCAAAAATAATACAATAAATGATTTACAAAAATGTAAACAGTACATTTCCAAGTCAGGTAGTATCTGATGCAGAGAAACAAAGTTTAGAATACGGACATGCAGTTGGTAGAGCTATAGAGAACGAATGGTTCCGTGGAGACAGAGGTGCTGGTGCAGGTGGAAGATTTGGTAATAACTGGCAAAGCTTTCATAGGTTACGTCTTTACGCTAGAGGAGAGCAGTCTGTTCAAAAATACAAAGATGAAATGTCTATTAACGGCGATTTGTCTTATTTAAATTTAGACTGGCAACCTGTAGCTGTATTATCAAAATTTGTTGATATTGTTGTAAACGGTATGACTGACAAAGGTTATAAGATTAAATCTTTTGCAACTGATCCATACGCTTTAAAACATAGAACTGATTATACTAAAGGTATCATAAGAGATATGAACGCAAAACCTTTGCTTGAAGATATACAAAACAAGCTTGGTACTAATTTGTTTTCAACTAATGATCCATCTAATTTACCTGAGTCTAGAGAAGAACTAGATTTATTTATACAGCTAAACTACAAACAAGCTGTTGAGATTGCTGAAGAAGAAGTTATAGATAACATATTAGAGTTTAATAGATACGAAGAAGTAAAGAAAAGAGTTGCTCAAGATTTAACAATACTAGGTATTGGCGCTACTAAAACTAGCTTTAACTTATCTGAAGGAGTTGTAGTAGATTACGTTGATCCTGCTAGCTTAGTTTATTCTTATACTGAAGACCCTAATTTTGAAGACATATACTATGTTGGTGAAGTTAAAGGTATTTCATTACAGGAATTAAAGAAACAATTCTCTGACTTGACAGACTCTGAACTAGAAGAAATACAAAAACAACCTGGAGACAGTAATTACACTAGACAATATAATGGTCAAGATGATAATTACGATAGTGTACAGGTTTTATACTTTGAATATAAGACGTACTCTAACCAAGTATTTAAAATAAAGAAAACAGATCAAGGACTTGAAAAAGCTCTTGAAAAGCCTGATACGTTTGATCCACCAGAAAGTGATAACTTTGAGAGAGTATCAAGATCAATAGAAGTACTATATAGTGGAGCTAAGGTTTTAGGTAGCAATAAAATGCTTAAATGGGAACTAGCTGAGAATATGACTAGACCTTATAGTGATCAAACTAAAGTTGAGATGAATTACTCGTTGTCAGCTCCTAGAATGTACAAAGGTAGAATAGATAGTATCGTTAGCAAGTGTATTGGCTTTGCTGATATGATACAGATTACTCATTTAAAAATACAACAAGTATTATCTAAGATGGTGCCTGATGGTGTTTTTGTTGATGTTGATGGTTTAGCTGAAGTCGATTTAGGTAACGGTACAAATTATAATCCACAAGAAGCTTTAAATATGTACTTCCAAACTGGTAGTATTATAGGTAGATCTTTAACTCAAGATGGTGATCCAAACAGAGGTAAAGTACCTATTCAAGAATTAAACTCTTCGTCTGGTATTAATAAGATACAAGCTCTTACTCAAACTTATCAATACTATTTACAGATGATAAGAGATGTAACAGGTTTAAATGAAGCTAGAGATGGTAGTATGCCAGCTAAAGATTCTCTTGTAGGTTTACAAAAACTAGCAGCAGCTAATTCAAACGTAGCTACTAAACACGTATTACAGTCTTTAATGTATATAACAGTTAGGACATGTGAGAATATAAGCTTAAGAGTAGCGGATATGTTAAACTTCCCTCTTACTAAAAACGCTTTGATGAATTCTATAAATTCTGTAAACGTAGCAACTTTAGAAGAGATCGAAAATCTAAATATGCACGAGTTTGG